TCGGAATCAGACATCAGTAAATTCTTACGTGCGGCAACAGTTGACCTGCCGCGATAAATACATTAAGCAGGATGGTATAAAACTATGACAGACAAATTAAATGAACAAAGTGGTGTGTTACTTCAAGGACACATTAAAATACACAATCCAGAAACTGGAGAAGTTATTGTAGACAAACGCAACGCTATTCATTATGAAAATATGAGTATTAGTCTTGCAGAAAGTTTAGGCAATGCGGGCACAGGGTGGATTTATCAAATGGGGTTTGGAAACGGCGGCACTAGTGTTGACCCGACAGGTATTATTACATACTTGACTCCGAACAGCACAGGCACAAATGCTAGTTTGTACAATGAGACATTTACTAAAGTAGTAGACGATCGTAGTGTAAACAATCTTGACCCGGCACGTAATAAAATTGAAACACGTCACGTAAGTGGCACAAACTATACTGATATTTTAGTAACATGTTTACTAGATTATAGTGAGCCAAGTGGACAAGATGCTTTTGATACAGCAACTAGTGCAGAAAGTTTATATGTATTTGATGAGTTAGGATTACGAGCATACAGTGCAAGTGGCACAGGTAGATTATTAACTCACGTTGTTTTCCACCCTGTACAAAAATCACTTAATAGGTTAATTCAAATTGATTATACAGTTCGAGTGCAAAGTTTAACAGGATTTAACGAGGGATAATTAGATGGCATATACAATACAATATACTGATAGTGCTGATAAAGATCCGATAGTAGTTGAAGATCAAACAATTAATACTGTTACTAGCATAAAACTTCCGGGTAGAAACAGCACAGGTTATGGCGCTGCTATTGCCGAAGACTTACTACACTTACTAGAACATTTTGCAGGACCAACAGAGCCTTCCAATGCTAGTGAAGGACAACTTTGGTATAATAATACTACATCGCAGTTATTAATTTATGACGGCACTGTTTGGGTTTCAGCAAGTGGACTTAAAAAGAGTGCTACTGAACCCGAAGCTTCGTCTGCATTAATTGGCGACTTATGGGCCGACACTGATAATCAGCAATTGTATATGTTTACAGGTTCTACTTGGATCTTAGTTGGACCAAGTTTTAGTGCTGGGTTAACAACTGGAGCGCAACCTAATACTATTATAGGGCAAGACAACGTAGAATACACTGTTATCGAAATACAAGTAAGTGCAAACATTGTTGCAATAGTTGCATTTGATACATTTACTCCAAAGTCAACTATTAATGGCTTTAGTGGTATACAAATACGCCCGGGTATTAACTTAGCAAATAGAGACACAGATGCCGACGGAATTAACAATGTTAAGTTTTACGGCATTGCAGAAAAATCAGAAAGTCTAATTATTAATAATTTAGCAATTCCTGCTGCTAATTTCTTAAGAGGCGACATAGAATCAACAACTACTTTTCCACTCAACATTCAAAACAATAGCGGCATTGCATATGGAATTAATGCAGAACTTAATGTTGGTATTGAAGGTAGTGCTGGAGTTATACAACACAACATTGAAGGGTCTAACATTGATGTACGTGTAAGAAACGCAGGAAATAGTAGAACTGTACTGAGAGTAGATAGTAATCTACGAGTTGGTATTAATAACGAAGCACCAGACGAAGCATTAGACGTAACTGGTAATTTTTTAACAAGCGGCACTATTACAACAAACGATACTACACAGAGTACAACAATTAGTAATGGCGCAGCGGTTATTAAAGGCGGACTTGGTGTTGCTAAAACACTTAGAGTTGGCGAAGAAATAGTTGTACAAAAAGGACTAACGTTAGGTAATAACGATCTAATAGTTGATACAGCAGCAAGTGATTTGCTATTACCAGATCTTAATAATACTAGAAACATTGGTAGGAGTGATAACCGCTGGCGCAAAATTTATGCAACTACATTTATTGGTACACTAGAAGGTACAGTAAGCGGTAGTGTTACTGGCAGCGCCGGTAGTGCTGACAAACTTACATCATCTTCTACGTTTAGATACCAAGGCGATGTAGAAACAGTAGAACAAGTATTTGACGGACAAACAGGCGGCGGAACAAAGACGTTTAACTTAACATTAAAGAACACACTTATTAGTGCTAAGCCAGCAGTGTCAAATAGTTTATCAAGTGATGAATTTATAGTTAATAGAACTAGCGGAGTTGATCAAGGCTTAAAGAAAATATCTAGAGCTACAATATTTAATAATATTGCAGGACTAACTCCAGTAGGTAGTATTATGCCATACGCTGGACTTATTGAACCAACTGGATGGAAATTCTGTAATGGACAAGAATTAAGTCAAGGTGTATATGCACAATTATTTGCATTAGTTGCACTTTCTTATAGCCCGTCACCTACTTCGGGAACCTTTGCTGTACCTGATTTAAGAGGTAGATTTGCATTAGGTAATTTAAATATGGGCGGATCTACTCCAAGTGTTGATAGTCCAGATACTAGAAACAGAGGTTCAAATGCAGGTGTAATTGGTGCAGTTGATGGAACAGATGGTGTTACCATTGGTACAGATAATTTACCTGAACACGAGCATGATTTGAAGTCAACTACTGGGCAGCAGTTTTATGCTCATAGAGAAGTTGATGGCCGTGGAGAACTTCCAGAAGGAACGTCAGGGTCGAGCTTACAAACTGGCGCTGAAAACTTATCACAACGACTACCTAACAGTGGCGGAGTTGTAATACCTGCAGGGTCTGCATATAGTACTGTTGGAGCAGAAATGAATATTATGAATCCATTCCAAACTATTAATTATATTATCTATACAGGAGTAGTAGGATGAGTTATAAAATAAACAAAACAAATGGTACCCTATTAGTAGAACTGACAGATGGTATAATTGATATAACTTCTACAGATATAACTCTAGTTGGAAGAAATTATAAAGGGTTTGGTGAAGCATTTAACGAAAATTTTGTTAAAATTATTGAAAACTTTGCATCAACAAGCGCACCGAGCAATCCATTAACTGGACAGCTTTGGTTTGATACTAGTGAAAACAGATTAAAAATTTACGATGGTATTAGTTTTAAAACTTCAGGCTCACCAACAGTAAGTCCTACACAGCCTACTAACTTAGTAGCAGGCGATCTTTGGATTGACAATGCTGCAAACAAGTTATACTTTTATGACGGCACCGACATAGTACTTGTTGGCCCTGAATATACTGCAACCCAGGGTAAAACTGGACTTGAAGCAGTTACAATGATTGACACTTCTAATCAAAGTAGAACTATACTAGCTATGTATGTAGGCGGAGTGCTTGCTGGAATCTACAGTAGATTTGCGTTTACTCCTGCTACAGATTATGTCATACTTCCGTATGCATCTGGCAGAGAAATTAAAATAGGATTTAATCCAACTGTTGTATCAGACTTTAAATGGCAAGGTACTGCGGCATCAGCTGAAGCACTAACTGATGCAAGCGGTTCGTCATTTACAACTGCTGACTTTGTAAGAACTAATGAACGAAATTCGTCAAACGCACTAGTAGACCAAGTTATGGATGCTGGATTGTTTGTTAAAGGAGACGGCGGGCTAACTGTTGGATACGGCGATACCGAATATGCTGCATTAAAAACAATAGATAACGGCACAACTACAGCAATAGAATTAAAACAATTAAATTACGACTTTGCTATTAGAGTACCGCAAGGAAACGACTTTATAGAAGCATTTACACTTGATGCAAGTGCAGCAAGAATAGGCATATATCAACCTACACCAACAGTTGCATTAGATGTAACTGGTGATGGTAAATTTACAGGCAATCTTACTGTTGGCGGCAACATAGTAATTCAGGGTACAACAACATCTATTGATGTACAGCAATTTAGAGTCCAAGATCCTAACATTGAATTAGGCTTATTGGATGATAGTACTGAAGGTGATGATACTAATGCAAATGGCGGCGGAATAACACTTCGCTCAACTAACGGCAGTAAAGACATATCATGGGTACAGTCGACAGGCAACTGGACATTTAATCAGAATGTAGATTTAATACAGGGCAAAGAATTTAGAATTGAAAATGCACAAGTGCTTTCTAAAATAAAATTAGGTGATACTGTAGCAACAGCTAATGGATTAACGTCTATAGGTACACTTGGCGTACTAACTGTTACTGGTAATGCAGCAGTAGGTAGTATTAGTTCACCAACTGCACTTAATATTACTTCTGCAGGCGATGTTACAATTAACAGTCAAAAAATTACAGGTGTTGCAGCACCAACAACAGCAACAGATGCTACTAATAAAGGATATGTTGACACAGAAATAGCTACTATTGGTATTCCGCTAGTATTAGACATTACAGGATTTACTACTCCGACTGCTGCTGGAGTTGGATCAGGCCCAATTACTGATGTTAAGGCTGTTTTAGAAAGTATAAGTCCAGCAAGTGCCGCAAGAGAAGGATCAGTTGCTAAAATTCACTGTACTAGTTATGCTAGTGCTACTGTAACAGGTATTAACGTAACAGTGACAACTGATAATACAGGCGTATTACAAAAGTCAGTCCTTGCTGTTGATAGCAACGGTACACAAAATGAATCTGTAATACAAGATATTGCAGCAGCAAACACAGCATCAGGAACGGTGTCACTTTCACCAGCAAGATACACGATGACATTTACAGTTACGAGTTCAGTATGGGCTCACACTACTACAGCTAGTTATCCGTAACTTGCGATAAATACTAGCAACAAGGGGTTATTTAAACTATGGCGTATACAATTAACAAATATAACACTGATCAATTAACTATTGTACAAGACGGTACGTTAGATC